AACGCCTCTTTAGGGCGTTCCGTCATCAAAGAACGTATTCGTCCAGTTCCTCAGAAAGCTCTTTTCCGGGATTGTAGGTTACAAGTTCCGTAATAATCAGCTTTTTAATTGACGGGGCATTGCCATGCTGCTTGCTCATCTTGTGAGTGTAGAAGCTCATGATTGCTGCAACCTTTGTACCCTTACCAATAGTGGCTGGGTCGATGTCAAGACCATCCTCGTCAATTGCCTTGTGAATATAATTGCTCTTACAGACAATGAAATTTCCTTGGCCATCCTTGTTCTTAATCTTGATGCCCATAGCCTTCAATGCTTCACAATCCTTGTCGGACAAATCACCAATGGTGCACTCGTATTTAGTGCTGTCCTCGTTGAACGCCTTGTTGACCTTAGTCATCCACTGTGTCCAATAGAGGTTGCCGGTAATACGCACTGGTTTGATATCGCTCATAATTATTTCCTTTTAAAGGGCATTTGCCGTTTTCTAACACATATTCGCAGGAAGTGCCTACTTGCCGTCTTTCCGGCCTGTCAGTGAACTACACGATCTTCGGTTTCTTCCAAAGCTCCTGTCAGCTTCTCAATCGTCGCGGTGAACAAATCAATGATGTCCTCGGTGCTTAAGTTGGCTGTGTGTTCAACAGAGAAGCAATCATTATACACCGTAATTTGCAACCTGCCCACAACTTCATTAAGATTTTCTTCAGTTTCTTCCATATTTAAATTCCTTGTTTAGTGAACATCTGCCCATGTCTTTCCTATGTGGCCTTCAGCTCCTACAGGACAGCGAAACTTTAGAAGCGCCCCCGCCTCTGCTGCCGATTCTACCACAATTTTAACAATCTCTTCTGCATCTTTCTCAAAAGCCTCAATACAAACCTCGTCATGCACAAATGCAACAAGTTTGTAATCAATCTTTCTCTTTGCTAGGCTTTCTGTTAAGCAAACAATCCACTGCTTAGCAATGATTGCCCCTGCTGATTGTAACAGACTATTCAAGGCTGCGTGCTCGCTTCTCACTAAAATCCTACGGCCATCTAATCCTGGCACTGAACCACTAGAAGAAATATTATCAACAACCTCTTTTAGCTTCTTCAGAGAAGGGGTGTTGTCCATGAAGTTCTTGCTTAGCTTAGCCCCTGCTGTCCTTGACTTACCTACAATGTCGCCTAGCTTCCCTGCTCCAGCACCATAAAGAGTTGCATATGTCAATGTTTTTGATACATTACGCGCTTCCTTATGCTCCTTGGTGTCTTCCTTCACAGTGCCCATTGGCACAAGACCAAAGGCCTGTGTGTTCTTCCAATGAACGTCTCCTTCTAGCAGCTCTCGTTGCCATTCCTCATCTTGCATGTAATGGGACAAACACCGAAGCTCAATACCGGACAAATCAACACCTACCAACACCTTATCATCTGCTACCGTCCAGCACTGCCTACACTCCGCACCATAAGGAGAAGAAGTGTTGGGAATCTGTGCTAGATTGGGCGACGAATGGGTTGCCCTTCCTGTCACAGCCCCGTTGGTAGTAACCCTACCATGCACCCTTCCGTCATCCCCCAAAGCCTCCAACCAGCTTTCAATCTGAGCAATCCTCTTCTGAAGCATTAAATACTCACTGATTAGCTTTGCTTCTGATAGCTTACATCCGTCCAAGCTTCCCTCATCAACAATTGGCTGCCCTGTAGGTGTAAAAGTGGCGGGCTTCCACCCAAGCTCAATGAGCTTTTCTCCGATTTGCTGTCTGCTTCCGGGGTTGAAGATGATTCTTGCTGGTTTAAGAGGCTTACCGGTTTTCTCGCTAACTCGTTCAACGTCGTAAGGGGGCCATCGTTCTTGCATAGCCTCATATATTCCATCCAGTTTTCCTCTGAGCAAAGTAAGAAGGCTAATTGCATGTGGTGTGTCCAGTTTAAATCCGTTACGTTCTTGCTTAGAAATGATGGCTGCTACAGAATGCTCAAGATCAACACTTTGTTGTGAAAACTTCTGAGCCGCTGTCTCAGCAATCAAATGCTCATATAAAAGAGCAGTGACATCAATATCACGCTCACAATATACAGCAAGCAAGCCGTCAATAGGTTTGTCATAACATTCCCCTTTATATTCCTCCCTCCGCCCTGTCATCCATTCCCATGTGGCTTTGTAGTCAATCTTCTGCGTGTTTAATGTGCTGCCCCAAGCGGCGAGGCTGTGGCCCCCGTCTCGGCTTGGGTTGAGCAGTCGAGAAACCAGAAGAGTGTCGTAGCACTTGTTCAAAACTATCCGTGTCTTCCATAAGCTGTTCAATAGGTAGGCATCGAAACTGATTAGGTTGTGTCCGATCAATAATGTAGCGTCCTCGATATAGTCCTGAAATGCTTTTGCCTGATACCATGTGTTTTTCTCCCCAGTGTCGATGTCTTTAGTGCAGCAGAGCCAGATTGTTTTATGATCTAACGTGGTCTCAATGTCCACAACAATTCGTTTATCCGCAATCCTCTTCATGGCGTGCCTTTAGTTTAAGCTCTTCGTGCTCATGGATAAGTTCCTGATATTTAGTTTGTAGCTCATAATAATTGGTTTCTAGCTCCATCATACGGGCAATTACAGTTTCAAGGGTTATCATGTTTTCTTTCTGCTTCATCAGCACCAGATAGTTCTCTCATTTTATTTAGTAGCTTGTTTAAAGGCTCCACCATAAGTGACCGGCAACATGAAATTGTTACTGGATGAAATTCTCTACCCCCTTCACTCTCTTCAACTTTATTAAGATAGGCATTAAAGAGTTCTTTAACAAGGCTTTGTAGCTCTAAAGCCTTTTCTTCATTCTGCATTTCAGCAGCTAGTTCTTTAAAGCTCATTTTCAATCTTCTTTCTTTGTAATAAAACACACATCTATGTAGTTAGATTGGCATATATGATAACATAGAAGTTAGCTATTGTGGTCATGTGTTTTGCTCCTGTTGCGGAATAGTAGTTGTGATAAAACGTACAGCAGTTTCACCGTCTTGCACCAGCACAGTCACTGTTGCAGCTTGTAAGTCCGTACCGTAAACCAAGCGCAGGGTATCCCATATTTTGTGGGCCACTTCATCGTTCATGTGTTTTTCTCCTTTAACTTAGCTTCGATGGCGTGTGAAAATTCTACATATTGCATTGAGTCCACTTGCTTGTAAACACTCCATATCTCATCATCCGTCAGCCCGACCCACTCAGGCGCAATGACGGGCTGCTCAAGCCGTGAGCACATTGCGGTGATGCCGTGCGCGGCTTCAACCTGTCGAGTCACCCAGCTGGCCATGTCATTATCCGACCAGTCGTCAGTACAAAGTTCATTGCCTGCTTTTGCAAACGCTACAATCCCCTTATCTGACAGCGGCTTTAATGGCCCATCCTCTGCTCTTACTTGCCAGTAATGCACATCACAATATTCGCCCTGATCAATACCTTCGGCGTGTAGGTTAAAAGCGTAGCTCCCACAGGTGTGAAAACTTTGGCCTTGGTTTACGTGTTTGCAACGCTTGCTCATTTCATATTCCTTTACGTTGGACCTGACAATTTGTCGTGCTTCGGGACGGGTAGACAACCATTTACTAAACAGTTACTCAGGAAATTCGAGCAACTGTTTTTGATCGCCACAGGCTCATCGGCTAGGTGCCCGAAGTTTTTTTCGGTCGCATCCTCTGGCTGCTCAAGCCGTGCACGTAAGGTGCAGCAAACAGCATCGTGGGTGATGGCTTCGGCATCTGTAAGTTTGTAATTACCGCTATGGTTTTCCATAGCATCCAGCGCCGCCTGCATGATTTCTTTATCAGTCATCATAGCCCCGTTTCATCAATAAGAGAACATTCATTTAAATACCCCGTCTGTCTATCATAATGTAGGCCAAACTTCTCACCGGTGGCGCTACCTGCAAACCTATCTTTCAACACGCGGAAGGTGGTGGTTTGCCTCTTCACAGGATCAGCAGCTTGCTTGTCTCGCTCTAAACCAAACATGTAATGAGACCAACGAGCAATAGCCCGACTACCAGTAAAGTGTTTCTCAAGAACCCTTCCCCCTTCTTCGTGAGCCTTACCCTCAGGCGTTGTGAGATGACTAACAAAATGTATAATAAGGCCGTCAGATTGAGCGAGGCTGGCCATATCTGCCATGATGCCGTCCAGTGCTCGCCTCTCGTCCTGTTCATTAGCTGCCAAGGCCGTTAAGTGGTCTAGGTAAATCATCTTGATGTCATAAGCCTTTGCGAAGTAGCGAATAATTCCCTTCACTGCTGCCCAATCCATCGCTCCGAAGTGCTCCATCATATACAACTGGTTGCGCTTGTCAAGCCTTTCAACACTGTTTTCGTACTGTTCACGCGTCCACACTGCACCAGGGATGTGATAGAGCTTCTTGTCCAGCTTACCGGCAACCCGCTGCGCTGTTTCTACGACATTCTGCTCAAGGTAAATAACCCCCACCTTCTCTCCCAACACATCAATGTCATAGCTAATCTGTTGTGTAAATACATCAGTTTTACCAACCCCAACCCCCGCACCGAAGCCATAAATCTCCCCCTTACGCCGCCCATATGTCAGCTGTGTAAGCGTTGGGAAGCACCACGGAAGCCCCGCCACCGGAGGAGTTAGCATCCGCTCCTTGATGTCACTAACTGTTACAATGTTCTCAGGCTTAAACTCTTCAGCCCTCCACCAAGTGTTAACAAACTCCTTTTCCTTGCCTGCTGCCAGATAGTCACACGCATCTTTGAAGCCTGGCATGTGCTTAACAACCTTGCTTTTACCTCCGAACAACTCAGCAACTTCTTTGGCCGCTTTCATGCCTGGCTCATCCGCATCGAAACAAATGACAACTGAGTCAAAGCTGTCCAACCACTCAAAGGCGGCTTTACAGTCCTTCAGAGCCGCCTGTGCCCCGTTTCTAACACTCACTGTAGGGTAGAGGCTACCCTGCATCTGAAACGCTGCTAGAGCGTCCAGCTCACCTTCGCAAATGGTGACAGCCTTTCCCCCAGCACTGAATAAGGACTGACCGAACAGCTGAGCGCTTTTAAAGTTTCCCCGGATAGAGAAAGATTTATCTGCAACGTTTCTGACCTTTGCAGCAACAACAGTTCCGCCTGCGTCAGTGTAAGGGTAATGGTGGCTGATTGCATCTTGTCTAACCTCATATTTGGCGCATGTTGAGCGGGTAATTCCTCGGTCTGGGATGCTCTTGATCTCCCCTACTGTTTCCATAGGTGCTTTCATTGATTGTTGCCTTACTGGGGCTTCTGTGCCGTCCCCTGCTGTTGTGTTGCATACAAAGCAATGGGTGTGCCCATCGTCATACAGGGCGCATCCGTCGCTGCTGCCACATGCAGAGCATTCAACGTGTTTTAAAAACTTACTCATCTTGTTTCCCTTAAAACAATGCGTCTTCTCTTACCGGTATTGGCTTCGGAGGAATGATGATATCACCGTTTGCATCCCTTTTAGGAAAAGGCCACGTCATTAGGGCTCCCCTTGGAAATCGGGGTGCAACGCATTTGCCTCAGTGATGCCCGCTTCAATGGCCTTCATGATACCAAAGCGCAACAACGCGTCCTTCATGTCTGCTGAGAGGTCAAAGGTGTAAACAGCACTACCGTCGTCATTCTCTTTAAGTAGAGACACATTTATCATAGTCATAAATCACCCATTAAGTTAATAACAAAAACAGTTACTGTAATTAAGACAATAATCATTGGTTTCCATTCTCTTCCATCATGTTTGTAATTGTTTTTAACACACTATAAAGACCTTTGGTTTCTATAATAGCAACGACATCATGGAACACCTGCCATTCATGAAACTCTTGTTCCATTAGGTCCCAGTCTGGGCTATTGTCTTCAGGTATGTAAAAATCATTGGCCATTTGTGTCTTTCTTTAAAGGACTGTAGTACTAAAGGTTGTATTAATTGTTGGTTGTCTATAACTTCTAAGAACTTAGAAGAACTTCATAGTTCTTTAAAGGTAGGGTAACAGAAGTTGTCAGTGTTGTCAACCTCTTCTTCAATAACACTACCATTCATAAGGTCTTTACGGTCAATAGTGGGTAAAACAGCACTCATTGACACCGAATAGTGGCATTTATTGCATAAATCAAGGAATTCTCGGGTTGTTGCGTGCCTCCGGGTACTCTCGAAGTCATTAAGGGATTTGTCGCAGCATAAGCATTTCATAGGAGTCTCTCAGTTCGTTTTAAAGGGGCTTGGGCTACTCAGCCCTGCCCGTGATTGTTAAACAGCGTCTCATGGCTTCTGGGGCTCTTTAACGGTGCATTCCTTCAGCTTACCAGTCTCGCCGTCAAAGACCAGCACACAATTACATTCTAACGGGCTTGCGGCATAGACCAACGGGCCAGCGTAAGGACTATTCACCAACAACACTTCACGCACCACGTCGGGCTTTATCGTTGGTTTAATTCTATAATCTACAGAATCGTACCAACTAGGGGATGTCAATACTTGCCAGCTTTTATCATTAAGACAAACCTCAATAGTTTCCCCATTGGCCCATGCCATGATTATGTCGTAATGTTTGTTTTTCATTCTATATCTCTTTCAACTATACTATATTTAATAATACGCTTATTATATATCTGCTGCTTAAAACAGACATAACCAGCGCCATCCGTTGACACATGCGCAGTCCAGTTCTTACTAGGCCTACAAAGCCCTTCAATGCTTGCAGCCCGTAGATCGTCCTCTATGCCTTTGGCTGTGTAACCAAGGGCTAGGCCAAGGCCGAGTGATGCAAAGCCTACCAATGGCCATACAAGCCCCTTAAACACTTTAAGCATGCCATTTCCAGTCATCCAGTAGGCGTTGTTCTATTTGGTGCACCACTCGAGGGTCAATCACTAGCATAAGGTCTGGCCCCTTTTTGATCATGATTGTGCATAATGAGAATATAGGTAAAAACCGGGGACTATCTTCGTCCTCACGCTCATAAGTGCCATTAAATGTAATAGCGTCCACTGTCTCGATGTAATAATGTCTCGACATAATTAGCCCTTAATTAGTTTATAAATCTCCGCATAAACATCTAACAAACTATTATTGTCTGCTATCCAATCCAAGGCATATTGTCGATCGTTGAATGTAACGGCAACAATCCCTGATGATATGTGAACTACTTTATACATGGTTTTTCCCTCTTATTAAGACAAATAGACGATCAAACCAAAGGAAATGGCAACGCCTAAGGCTAGGACAAGAAGCCAGTCGAGCAACTTTTCGTAAATAGACGGCCGGGTTGTGATGATGAAGGGCTTTAGGGGCTTCATGTTATTTCCTTTGGTACTTCAACTTCATCGCCAAGCTTGCTTCTTACATAGCAACGCATAGCAGCAATCAATGGTGTACAACCTTTTATACCTATTGGGTTTTTTCGGTAAATTATAGATACCCAAAAATCTTTATTCTTCAGAATCATAATGTTTTCCCGCTCAATTATTGGCCCAGCTTGCGCCCAGTCGGTCGAATAGTTGTGCTCCTTTGCCAATGCCCCTGTTCGTTGAAATATAAACATGCTAGGGCGTTTTCCACTTGCTCGCGCCACTGCCCAATCAAGGGAAATCCCTGTCAATTCTGATGTTTTCATAATTAAGCCTCCGAAAATTCATGGTTGAAGATAAACGCATAGTCGCCGCCGGGTAACTGCCCGCCTAGCAACTGACCGTAGTCCCATTTAAACTTCTTGGCCAGTGCTACAGCGGCTGCGCGATGACAGGCTTGGCCGCTTAGCTCATGAGGATAATCAACGGTTATAGAGCCGGCCTCGGCGGTGGCCGTGATACGTGCACCCCGTGCGTTGGTAGGGCTTAGATAGCGGGTTTGGATTGCTTGCATGGCTTGGCTTTCAGTTAAGGATGGCTTTACAAAGGGCGTCAGCTTCAGCGCTATCAATGGCCGTTTCTAGCGCGTCCACGTAATCAGCAAATTGTGAATGGTTTGTGGGCAATAGTTTTCCCTTCCCCGTCTTATGTGATTGAACAATCAAGCCGGATCTAACAATACACGCACCATAACGGCCTGAATTGTGTAGCTCCCGTGCAGCTGTGCCGATGTAAGAGCTTCGGGTAGGTGCTAGTTGATCTAGAGTCATTTGTAGGCTTTCAAGCGGTTAAAATTGTAAATAGACAAATCCGTCAGGAGTCTTGCCGACCAAGATTGTATAATTGATTAGGTACTCACGTACGGTGTCGGCTTTGTCGTCTGATTCGTCAAAATCAATTGAATAATCATGCGCGATCTCGCTAGCGGTACTTTCAGCATATTCGCAGCAAATAGCAGAGACATCCAGCTCTATCTCTTCGCCTGTGTCTTCCTCGTGCTGCTCAAAGTACTCCAAAAGTAGCCTAAGCGCTGGGAGACTAAATTGACGGGCACGGCCGGCACGGGTGAAAGCGTCAATGAATGATGATTGTGTGACTATGGTTTTCATGGGTTGCTTTCAATTGGTGATGTGTGTAGTTTACGCGGGTTGACCAGGCTGTCAAGAACTATTTGCTAGGGGTTTTCCCTTGGTTCAATCAAAGGGCTGCAATGCCACGATGAGGCGTAAAAAGATACTGCTTGGTTTCTTCTTTGTTAGTCAGCTGCCAACCAGCACCAGCGCTGCCACCTACAATTCGCAGGGAGAGAAAACCAACCTTTACTTGATTGCCCACTGCCCAGACCTGTGATGAAGGTTTGCGAATTGCGAAGTTGTTACCGTAGTTCATTTGGTTGCCTTTGGTTGTTGATGATTCAATTATAGGGCTGCAATGCCTGTCGTCAACAACTATTTCATAGGGACAAACCCTTGTGTCTTGGAAACAACACTGCTGTTTTGGTTCTATGGCAATGCTCTATAGGGCCCCACGTCAGCTCCTCCTCTTGCTCCAAAGCACTAATGACCAGCTAGTCAGTAACTGCAAAGCCCCTACTGACTCAAGGGGTTATTATTACTAGTCAGTCACAATATGGGCACTGGGCCTACGGAGTGACTAGGTAGTTGCTTATGAGCCAGTGCACCATTGTAGTGCATAGACAATCCCTATCGATGGCGATCTAGTGATAGCTTTAGGCTATGAAGCTCTGGTCTGCTGCTTTATTGATGGGGGGGGAGGGGGCTTGCTAGTCTGTAAACTTTGTAGGAGCCTCTAAAGCTCACAAAAAGGAAATAATGGAAAAAGGGGCTTAGAAGGAGGGCATGAAAGCCCCTGTAAAGCAATTAAATAGGGACAGATCAAAGCCTCTAAAGCACATGTAAGCTGTTGATATGTATAAGAATAGTAGTAATTAGCTAACAATAGACATAAAAGCTATAAAGGAATCTGCGCTAACGTAGTTCCCTTTAAAGAACTCCTAAGCAAAGACACCCTTTAATGTGTAAAGAATTGTAAAGATTGGGGCTTTATTGCCTCTTTAGTAAATAAAGCTTGACATAACAGGATCAATAGTGTAGAATATCTGTATAGACATAAAAGTCTATCAGTAACTCAAATGAACTGTGATGCCGGACCCCATCATAGCAACTTGACAGAATCTGGACATGAGCCTATGACATCTTCTTAGAAGTCCCTGGTTCATTTAGATTACTGTCTTAATATGTAATTAATAGGGAAACTTAGAAGACTAAGTTCTCCAGAGTCTTTAAAGTCTTTAAAGGGCTCCTATGTCTCCTGAAAGGATAAAGACTAATGACAACCAAACAACAAGACAAAGAGGCTAAGCAGCCTTTGGTACGCAAGGGGCGTCCTCCAAAGGCTGTCCTAGCTGCTAAGAAGCCGGGAGGAAGAGTTCTACTAGGGCGTCCTCCGGGAGAGGCTTCAAGGATTCAGGAGTTTAAAGCAAGGCTGTTGGGGACAACAGGAGAGAAGATTATTGCCACTCTCATCCGTAAAGCTATGGATGATGAAGACAAGGATCAGTTTGCTGCTCTGAAGTTCTGTGCTGAACGGATTCTTCCTATGAGTGCCTTTGATGCTGCTAAGAACAGCAACAGCACCCCTCAGGTCACTATCAACATAAGCGGGTTGTCTGATGCAAAGCAGGTGTACAACAAGGATGAAGGAGTGATTGATGTTTAAACAACTACTGGTTATTGTCTCTCTTAGCTCTCCCTTGATTGCTTCAGGGGAGTTTGTTATTGCTACTTCTGTTGAAGAGGCACAGAAACAAGCAGAAGTTAAATGTGTACAAGGCTGCTTGGTGTTGTCTCCTGCTGAGATGGAAGCCCTCAATATCGTCATCAATAAAACCATACAAGATGCTTATCAGTCAGGGCTTCGAGGCTGGAGCAAGGCTGTTAGTAAATGACCCAGCTAAACTTTGAGCTTCTGCGTTGGCAAAAGGAAGTGTTTAATTCTCCTTCACGATTTAAGATTGTAGCCGCTGGACGGCGCTGTGGTAAAAGCAGGCTTTCAGCTATCACCCTTCTGATTGAGGGGCTTAACTGCCCTGAAGGAGCGGCTGTCATGTACATTGCCCCCACCCTTGGACAAGCCCGTGCAATTATCTGGGACTTGATTCATGATCTAGGAAGGCAGGTTATTAAGAGCAGCCACATCAACAATCTGGAGATCACCCTTATTAATGGTCGTAAGATTATGGTGAGAGGTGCTGACAATCCGGACAGCTTGCGAGGTATGTCTCTCACCTACGTGGTGCTGGATGAAGTTGCGTTTATCAAACAGGACATTTGGGAAAAGGTTATCCGGGCTTCGTTGTCTGACCGCAAGGGACGAGCTTTGTTCATATCAACCCCTTCTGGGCGCAACTGGTTCTATGACATCTACAAGCTAGGTATGGAAGAGACGGACGAAGAATGGCGTAGCTGGCACTTCACGACTAAGGACAACGAAACCATTGACCCTAAGGAGATTGAAGCTGCTGAGCGAACCCTGAGCAGCTTTGCCTTTAAGCAGGAATATCTGTCTTCTTTTGATAATGCCGGAAGCGATGTGTTTAAAGAAGCGTGGTTTAAGACAGCGCCAGAGCCTAAGAGTGGTAGTTATGTCGTTGCCATTGACTTGGCAGGTTTTGAAGATGTTGCTAAGAACGCAGGGGCTGCAAAGAAGCGCCTGGACGAAACAGCCATTGCCATTGTAAAAGTTGCAGACAACGGAAACTGGTGGGTTAAGCGCATTGACCATGGGCGCTGGGACATCATGAAGACCGCTGTAAGCATCTTGAAGGCCATCAGAGAGGTGCAGCCCATTGCTACAGGCATTGAGCAAGGAGCGCTTCGTTTAGCTGTTTTGCCATATGTCTCTGACCTAATGCGCAAGAACAATGTCTACACCCACATTAGTGAGCTAAGTCACGGAAATAAACGCAAGATTGATCGGGTTGTCTGGAGCCTCCAAGGACTCTTGGAGCACGGGAGAATCTCCTTTAACGAGGACGAGGATTGGAAAGAGTTTAAAGACCAAATGACAATGTTTCCAACTGCTGGCGTACACGATGACCTTATAGACGCCCTTTCTTATGTTAGTCAGTTAACAACTAGCACTTATCAGCAAGAATACGAGGATGACGAATACGACGTTCTCGATGTAACCATAGGATTTTAACATGGCTACCAAGAATCCAAAACTTGAAAAAGCAGGCGTAACGGGTTTCAATTCCCCTAAACGAACTCCTTCTCACCCAACTAAAAGCCACGTTGTTGTTGCCAAGGAAGGCGACGAGGTTAAAACAATTAGGTTTGGACAGCAGGGGGTAAGTGGTAGTCCTGATGGTTCTGACCGCAATGAAGCCTTTAAGTCCCGTCATGCCAAGAACATAGCCAAAGGCAAAATGTCAGCTGCTTATTGGGCTAACAAAGTTAAATGGTAATACAAGGAGTTTTGAAATGAACAAGCCCGGCCTATACGCAAACATTAACGCCAAGCAGAAACGTATTGCTGGCGGCTCTGGTGAAAAGATGAACAAGGTGGGCTCCAAAGCTGCCCCTTCTAAAGCCGACTTCGTTAAGTCTGCAAAAACCGCTAAAAGGAAATAATGGCTAAAGGAAAACCCCACTACCTGCCCAGCGGTAAGCTACACACAGGGGCCACCCACAAAGAAGCGGGTGTGCTGATGACAGGTGAAAAGCACACAGCGGCTAGTAAAACATTGTCCCACACACCACCAAAGAAGAAATAACACATGGCTAAAGAAACACGAGAAGACTTCGAAGAAAGCACATCAGAAGAGAAAGAACTGGTTGGCTGGGTTATTGACCATACAGAACGCTGGAGGGACTACAGAGATAGTAACTTTATGGAATCGTGGAGCGAGTACGAGCGCATCTTCCGTGGTCAATGGGCCTCTGAAGACAAAACCCGTGATAGTGAACGAAGCCGAATCATTAGCCCAGCAACGCAGCAGGCAGTAGAAACCCGCCACGCTGAAATCATTGAAGCCATCTTTGGTCAAGGAGAGTTCTTTGACATTCAGGATGACCTAAAGGACGTAGATGGCAACCCAATGGACGTTGAAGCCATTAAAGCCATGCTGATGGAAGACTTCAAGCGGGACAAGATTAAGAAGAGCATTGACCACATTGAGCTGATGGCTGAAATCTACGGCACCGGCATCGGTGAAGTTATTATTGGCACTAGCACTGAATATAAACCAGCAACTCAGACAATGCCTGGTTCACAAGGGGTTGCAGCTATTGGTGTGCAAGAAAGCGAGCGCTTCTTTGTAAAGATTAAACCAATCAATCCAAAGAACTTCCTTATTGACCCTAACGCCGACAGCATTGAAGAGGCTATGGGCTGCGCTGTAGAGAAGTATGTCTCCATCCACCGTGTTGTGGCTAATATGGAGAAGGGTGTTTACATGAAGCGTAACATCGTTATTTCTCCAACAGACGAGACGCTGGAAGCCACCCAAGAGC